CAATATTCTGAACATCGTCCGTAGACAGGTTGTTCAACTCGCTTATAGCACTGTCTACAACACCCTGCACATCATCCGTAGACAGGTTGTTCATATCGGCAAGAGCGTTGTTTATAGCGGTGTCTACATCTGCAGAAGATATGTTTTCCAACCCAGATATAGCATCGTTTATAGCTGTGCTAACATCTTCAGGTGAAGCCGTGTCAGGCAACCCTGCTATAGCTGTATCTACAATATTCTGAACATCGTCTGTAGATATGGAGGTAACACCCCCATCCAATATATCACCTTTAGTGACAGGTTTATTTAAATCATCAACAAGCTCTGTAGTAGCATCGGCTTCATCCTCTACCTGCCCTTCATACTCTTTAGCCTGCTCGTCAGTAAGTGTTACGCCTTCTGCAGCGGCAGCGGCTTTTACTTCATCTGCTGTAAAATAATACGGATCAATAAAGTTTGCTAGTAACGCATCTAGGTCTGCCTCTGACTTGTTACCCCCAAACTGTTCATACGCCGCTGCAGATATTTCTTCTGTAGGGTTAAACGCAGAGTTTATAGTTTTAAGTGTGTTTGAGATTTCAGTTTTAGTTATAAAGTCGTTATTATACGCAGTATTACCTATTTCAGCTATGATCTCTGGGTTAAATCCTAACCCTTCCATAGTCGCTACAAATTCAGTGGCGTTGCTTGTCGCAGGATCTTCAGGAATAGCACCCCACGAAGCAAGATCATTAAGCAGCCCATTGTAAAGTTTTGCTTCTTTTGGATCTATAGGAATTTGAGGGACTTCAGGTGTTACATCAAACAAAGAAGTACTCATACCATCTGTTACACCGCCAGCAATAGTGCCTACAAGAACGCCTTCTGCAAAATTACCTGATGCGTTGGCTAGCGCGTCTATGTCCATACCTAAAACAGTGTTGGCGGCACTAATTACAAAATAGTCTTCAAAAAGCTCTTGCCCCCCTTCTGCAACGGCTTTACCCATCTTTCCTTTAGCAAAACCGTCAGTTGCGCCCGTTTTAATAACATCTGTCATAGAGGTTTTGAGAATTTGTTCTGCTAAAAAGGCTTTTGATTTTTCTTCATCGCCATCATATGCCGCTAAAACTTTTTGGTATACGGTGTTATCTGCTAACTTACCAGAAGATGCTAACTCGTTTACCATCGCGGTAGCTTGAGCTTCTGCACCTGCTATGGCTTCTCCCGCTCCTATAATCCCTAGCGCACCCATAACATACGGGTTTCTAGTAATCGCCAGTATCATTGTATCTGTAATTTCTGCGGCGGTTTCTCCAGTAATATTGCGTACCCAAGCCTCAAGCGTGCCTGTTATCTCTAAATCCTGCGGTAGTTTTCCAGTTATAGCGGTTTCTTGTAAGTCTTTTCTTTCTTGTTCAGAAAGCACCACTGCGTCAATATCGCTAGCTAGTGTTAACAACCCATGAGTTAGAAAATCCTTTGCGTCTTCTACAAAACTGTTCTCCATAGTAAAGTTTTCTAGGTCGATTTTAAATTTATCTTCGTTCGTTATAGCAAACTTCTCATCAAGCTCTCCTGTCATAGCGTAGTCTGCTAACTCTTGAGCTGTAGCGCCTTTATCCATCATTATTTGAGGGTAATTTTTTCCAGCTTTAAGTTCATCCATTACGGCTTGCATGGTGGTAAGCGTGCCTCCTACAGAGCCAGCGGTTTCTTGTAAAAGACCAGCGGTGTTACCAGATACAATGGCTTTCCCAAGCCCCGTGTTGAGCAAACTACTACCTACAAACTTAGTACCGATAAGGTTTTCGGGAACCTCAAAGTTCTTGGTTTTAGCTTCCGCTAAATCTAATTGATTTACAAAAAACCCTTTAGCGTCCAACGTTTCTAGGTCATACAGGGTTAATTCTTCCCCAACTAATTCCAACCCTAGACCCAACTCCAAAGCAATTTGTGGGGTTATTCCATCGCCTTCTTTTAGCCCGTCTTCACCTGTATCTATGGTAGGGATAGAATCCAAACTGGGCATGGGCATCGCTACAGGCCGTCCATACTTATCTACACGTTTATCTAAACCGGGCAGAGTATCCGGTAATTCGTCAATATCGCCATTTTTTAACTGCAGTATAACATCTTGGTATTCGCCTGCTATTGACGCTGCTATCGCTGCATCGCCATCTGCTTGATTGCTCAAATAGTGTGTGGCTGCATCCTCGTCAGCGGCTAACTGCAGTGCTTCTTTGTACTTTTCAGGGTCAAACTGAGGACGAATTGTCATGGCTACCGCCATATCTGCAGCGGATACAAGAGGTTTGAACTCATCACCCAAGTCATCTATGTCAGATAAGATAAAATTAGTGGATTTTTGATACTCGGCTTCTGCGGCTTTATATGTAGCGGTAGCCGAGTTAAGTGTAGCTAGCGCATTATTGTATATAGGTTTATATTTAGCTACATCAGCTTGGTACTGCGCGGCTTTGGCTTTGTTGTTAGCTATAAATGTAGTTAAGTTATTTTTTGCAGTAGTCGCTGCGCTAAACGAGGCTTCGCTGTTCGTACTGTTGTGGACCCCAACCAACCTGTTATACTCGTTTACCAGACGTTTTTCTTCATTAGCTATAAAGTTATTACCCGTTATTGCCTTGTTGTAATTGTCAAAAGCATCTTCGTAAGCCTCTTTAGCTGCGAGCTGTGCGCCCCCTGCCTCGTTAAAAGCATCTGCCTTTTCTTCTAACTCAGGTGTATTATTAAACAGATCATCCAGTTTTTTATTTATGTTTAAACCTTCTGGAGAGTTTACCCAGTCTTTCATTTCTTTTTCGGCGTTTACTTTGAATGATTCAAAAAACGCATCTGTTGTATCACCGCCTTGAAGTGCGGCTTCCATACTCTTACCCAAAGCATCTGTAATTAAAATGGCTTGGTTATCATTAAGCCCTAAAGAACTTTGAAGTGTTTCCGCTACAGGTATAACTGCTTCTCCATACCCTTTTACCAAACCTGTTATGGCTTCGGCGGTAACATCTCCACCTTCAATAGCAGCAGTAACACCCGCAGTAATAGCGTTTTGCACGCCGTCTGAAAGACCTGAAAAACCTGTTGTGTCATCTAACTTGACTACATCATCTATCTTCCCAAGAACCTGCCCTACACCAGAAGCTACGTTACCCATAAGAAACGAGTTAGCTATTTCTTCTGGACTTTTCCCGTGTACCAGAGATATGGCCGCATTTTTAGTGCCCGCACCTATAGCGTTTGCTACAGCAGGATTTACTAAGTTTCCTCCTGCTTGATTAGTTAGCTGTTGCAAATACTTATCTGCTTGGTTTCCAGCTATATCGCCAATCTGTGCCCCTGCGTAAGTAAGCACCATACTCTTAACAGCATCTTCAACACTACCGCCCTGCGCTACGGTGTTAGCACCCATCACTAGAGACGTTACCCACGGGGGCACCCCAGCCATAGTAAGTGCTACAGTGCCTATGGTTCCAATAGGGTCTTGCTCTATAGCGGTTACGAGTTTTTGAGTTGTATCTACAAGATCAATCTCAAGGAGTTCGCCCGAATCAAACGGGTTAATGTCAATCTCCCAGTCTAAAAGATCAACTTCACCAATTACGTTTTCAATAGAATCAACTACATCAACTTCAAGAGGGCCACCCTTATCGTCAAATGGGTTAAGGTCAATGTCGATACCCATATTATTTGCCCTCGCTCAGTTTTATAGTTAAACCGTAGACATCTTTGTTTTTTGCTTTAACTAATTTTGTTGGGAACTTTCGCGCTAGTAGCTTTATTATAGGTATATATGTATCGCCTGCTACAGTTGCTGTGTAGTAATCCATTTTACGACGGCGTAGCGTATTTAAATACTCAGTGGTGTTATTTATAAAATTTTTGGCAGTATCCACGTTATACAAATACCCTACAGCCACATTTAATTTTTTATGTTTGCCTTTACCTGTAAAAAATACCGTGTTGCCAAATTGGTCTATGGTATACTCAGAGGTTTTTGCGGCTTCTGCCAGTGCTAGCATCTCAGCTTGCACGTTCTGTTTACTCAGACCTCTATCATTATCTGTCAAAGACTTCCCAACAACGTCAATGCCTTCTAACATTTCCTGCTTACTGTCTATAACTGTTGTCATTATGCGTTACTCACGAATGATACGTCGATAGACGCGGATGGTATGCCGGGGTGCAGAGATGTAGCGGTTTCTGTATGTAGGTTTAACTGAGTATCCCCTGTTGCCCAATATACTTCTATATAATCGTTTGCTGCAAGTGTTACAGTAAATCCCCAGTGTACAACGTAGTCATCGTTACCTTTTACATCAAACATATGCCCCGAATACGCGATGTTGCTGCCGTTCTTTTGTTCCCAGACAGTTATAGGTGTCTCACTAGAGTTGTTGTGTTCTAGCTGCAGCGTAACGTCAAACTTGTATACACCGGGATTTTGCACGTTTATTCGGCTGTTATTTGACAATGTAATCGCGCTATTGTACGAGGTATTGTTAAATGTAACCGCGTACCCTGTGTTTGTAGACGAGGCTGTTTGGTCCTGTGTACTATAGAACGCTGCACAGGGGTTGTATAAAAATTTACCCCCAACATCCGTAGACGTTAACGTTGTAAGTACGTTGGTGAGGCGTCTAAAAAACAAACGTAAAACGTTACTTTGCTGATCCGTAAACGGCCTGTCATACACAGTAGGTGCTAGCGGCAGCGCAGGTGGGTCAACTTGGTCAATCTCGTTAGCCATTAGCGCCGCCCATCTGGCCTAGTATCTAAACGTGGTGTACCCAACTGCCACATAACTCCTTGTGCTGTAGATTCTACTTTTAGCACCATCTGGCGTCCGCGAACACGTACGTACAACTCGTCAGTAAACTTTTCTATTGGGGCCGTAGCATTGCGTGTTACAGTACCACTACTATTCCCGCTTTCAGATAGTGGGCTATTATACCCTGATCCTGAGTTTGCCATAGGCTGCAGTGTAAGAGTAGCTGCAGGTGCGCCAGCGGTAGAGCCTTCAAAAGTCATATCTGGCAGTACACGGCTTACTAATCCGAACCTGTTTCCATCACCAATATCAAACTGTGACGAGGATATGCTGGCGGTAATTGCTGAGTTGGCTCCTGTCTCGTTATCATCAATACCATCTTCATGATTAACCAAGTTATTCGAGTAAGTAGCTGCAAGTGGAAAATTCCTAAGACCGGAGTCTAACCACGCTGTGCGCCCTAAAGAACCGTAGTACCAAGTGTCTTCTAGGTAGTTATATATGGCGTAACGATCAATATTTGTTTGCCCTGTGGAACAGTAGAACCACCAAATTTCATGGAACGCTTCACTTGTACCCGCAAAAAACTGGTCATACTGTAATGTGTTTATATCATTAAATATGTGGCGCTTTACATCGCACCGTAGCGGCTGTGTACGACCATCATACTTATAAAACTTATCTTTACCCATCCAGTAAGCAACACCGTTGGCAAAGGCCACACTGTTTTGAGAAGCAATAGATATGTTATCCCCAACAAGCTGTGCACCCCATACTGCAGGCGCTCCCACATACTGCATAGAATACAGCGCAGAGTCAGACCAAACTAGAACCTCCTGACGGGCCTGTTTGGCGGCTACAATCTCGGTTCCACGAGATAAGTTAAGTCCACCTGCTTGGTTCGTAGATGCAGGGGTCCAGTTTACCGCACTTTCTTGGTCTGACCACCGCACGAGCATGGGGTCTTGTGTAGCGCTGCCTTGGTTATTGCACCCAAAACAAAACACAAATCTGTTAATATCAGATACCAAAAGCAAGTTTTGCACAGTTGGTACGTCTGATGCACCGCCTAGTGAAGCTAACTCTACACCACGACTGGATACCCCGTTTGTAGCATCCCAATAGTATATGGAGCCGCCGCGAACAGCAAACAACAGGTCTTCACCAAAATTTGATTGGCTCCAAAGTCGTATAGCCTCGTTAGAAGCAAGGCCGTTACCCCAAGTACCTCCACCCCAAGTACCAGCGCCCCAACCTGTGAGGGGTACAACTGACGCTTGACCTGTAGTTATTTGGTATGCTGCGGTTACTGAACCCCCACCGTTTCCTGTGTCTGAGCTATTAGCCGTAGCAGATACCGTTATAGTGTATGTGTTACCGCTGATTATTTCCGTTATCTGGTGCTCTGCGTTTAGTATGGTAGCGGTTATATTGCCACCTAACGAAGCTGCGCCGCTAAAAGTAACAAAGTCATTAACAGATGCACCGTGGCTATTATCTGTTACTGTTATGGTGGTGCTACCGTTAGTAGCTGCAAAAGTGGCCGCGTTGGTCGTAGTAGCACGGATGGGGGTTATATCGTTATACGCGCCCCCCTGTTCCAAATAAAACTTTAAGTTGGTGCCAACCCCCACAAGGTTAAACCCTGCTAGGGTGACCCAGTTCCACAACGAACGACATACACCTTGGAATGTAGACGTAGATATCCTGTTCCAACCACCTATTTTTTCGGGGAACCCTTGGCGAAAACGCACTTTATCACCTTCGTACCAACCACTTTCCGAAGAATAGCTTGTACGTTCGTCGTTAATACCCGCTTTAAAAAGAAGTTTTTGGAACGGCATGTTGCACCTATGATGTTTCAGCGAATACTGGGGGGAACGTAGTAACGCTTATGGCTACATGTTGTTTTAGGTTAAGCGGTGCTCCACAATCAGCGCAGGTATCTGCAACTAACTCTGCTTTATCTAGGTCGTACCCACACGCAGCACACACTTGATGTATTACATGTGCAGGGTCTACAGCACCGTTTTCTAAAGTTTTGGATTCGTTTTCTACACGCATGAGTTTACCCTTTTTGAAAATGTGGCATGTCTACAAAAGGCGTACGACCTTGCTTGCGGCGGACATCCACGTAGTCATTATATGCATCCAGCATCGTGCCATCCCACTCTAGTATATTATCAATGTGCCAAGCACCGCCCCATTTTAACTGTTTGATGCCCATATCCTTGGCTGTCTTTACAATCGCGTCGCCTACATCATCGTAAAATCGAAGTTCCCAACAAACTTTTGGACCTAGAAACACCATAAAATCAAAAGCCATCCCATCCAGATGTTTACTCTTCATGGTCTTTGATGCCCCAGACTCTACTAAGGTACGTTGCTCTTCTATGGTTCTTAATCCACCAAGATGCGGGATACCAAAATCATACGGTGTGTTATGTATTGCCGTACGGACCAAGGTATATAGTTCTTCATCTATACCTTCTATACGGTCTAAACTACGCTGACTTAATTTAAAACTCATGTCACTTCCTCTTAAAAAATGCCTGTGCCCCGCGGACACCGAAACTGGCTGAAATTGCAATTCCAAGGCTGTAAAAATACCAGTCCGGCGCCTTGGAAAGCTGCGCAAAACCACGATCTACCCAACCTTCTGCGCCCGGAATCCAACATAAAATCAATGGGATAGACAGGATTACAACAAACCATTCGTCTTTCCAGCTAGACTTGGCGCCTTCTGCCATGATGCGCTCCCAGTCGGCAACGCTAGTTTCTTTTGACAATAGTATCTGCGCCTTCGCCTTCGCCTCAGTAAGCTTTAGCTCCGCAGCGGCAGCGTTTTTATCAGCTTTGCCTTGTAGCCATGATCCAGCGAGGTTGGCTATCGGCCCTAATGCTGCTGTAAAGATGCTCATTTCTCAGACCCCAACCACACGGCTATCGTTCCCGTCATAGCCCCACTGACCACTGAAATCATTGCAGATTGCTGTGTTGACAAGTCATCCAAACTCATTCCCCACTCAATCACGCGGATATACATAATCGTCATAACAACCATCATAAAACGTGGCATGAGCTTGTATTGCAGAATCTTTTCAAAGGTATTTGCCATGTTACACCTCTATGTTTAACTTCGTGCCTTGCGGTCTATCCGCATTGGTCTTGCGTCCGAACCTATCATAACTTTCCTGTAAGTCCAATCTTTGCTTTGTTAGAGCTTCTAAATGACTGTGGTTACTTCTGTGCTCCTTCTCTACACGCTGTTCCACAAGATGAGTTTCTATGCGCTCGCGTGCACGCGTTTGTTCATGGATATCACTACCCACATTAAATGGCGCATTACCCACCCCTGATACACCATCAGCCATTATATACGCCCCTGTTTAGCTAAAATTATAACAACAGTGATCCCAATCATAATCGAAACAATAATAATAGCTCCGCCATAAACAATAATGCGCTCAACCATCTTTGCTTTGCGCTTCCGCTCTGCTTCTGCTTTTGCCTTGCGGTCTTTCCTAGCTTGTACACGTATAGCTTGCAGTTCACCCCAAGCCGAAAAACCTCTGGTTGCAATCACGATTTGACGTAGTTCTTCTTCTGCATCCTTTGCCCTTTGTAAGTTTACGAAAGTTTCCATCGCATTTTCGTCAGATCCTGAGAACAGACTATTTTTCTTTTTCTCATGGGCAGCGCGTAAATCGTCCACACCGTCAAAAAATTCACCAATTTGCTTAGTGACGTTGACGAGTTCCTTACCCGCAGAAACAGCAGATTTTACCGCCGCTAGTGCTGTAAATGGATCTATCATACACGTTCACCTACCTTGGCCCAGACAGGGCATCCACTATTGTAAGGCACACGTATAACGTGGGGGTAATGATAATAGAAGTGAGATACCTCTCTAGGGCATCTATAAACGCAGGCGGTGTATAACCCGCCGTAAGTATAAACACCCACTAACATTGCAGTGAGCGAACAGAACATTAGGCCATCATATTCATGCGCAAAAGAAGGGCAATAATAAAAGCGCTAGCCCCAATTAGGATAGCCTCAAGGCGTTTGACGCGGTTAAACAAGTCTTTAAACTGTATATCCATCTCAGTTTTAATAGCCACGATTTCTTTCTCCAATCCATCAATACGTTGATGTGCGGAGTGCACGGTTCTTTTATCCATTAGGCGTAATCCACATCTGTAGTTTGTATATCAATAACCCATTTTAGGTTAGTGCTGGCTGCGCCCGTTACAGAAACCTCTAGCGCTCCTGCATCGGAGGTAGAGGCCGCTATGGCTAACCCATACCCAGACGTATTTGTACGGGCGGTAAGATCGCTTTGAACGATGACGGCGTTACCTGAAGCCTCTCTACGTGCTACACCTTTTACATCCCAAGCAGATACATCAGTGCCAGCAGAGGATTGTTCTCGCACTATTGCTGTACCTGTAAAAGTGATTGCGGAGCTAACAGCTAAAAATACTTGATTGCTTGTAGACCCTGCGCCACCGTCTGTCGTAGCGATAGTTTGTGTGGCGTTAGACGTAGTAGCAGTTAATATGTAGCGCCCCTCAATAGTAGCGTCCGCCCATTCCGCAGCGTTGCCTGCAGCGTTAACGGTAAGGTTCTGCCCTGCGGTGCCTAAAGCTGCAGGTAAATTAACCTGCAAATCACGACCATCTACAGTACCCGTCACCGCGATATTTCCGGTTACTGTGACCCCGCCTGAACTTGTAGCTATACGCGCACCATTGTCGTAGAATAAAGTAACCGCGCCATTTACTGCGCCCGTAACCATGTTTTCCGTGCCCGTAATAGACTGTAGATTAATGGCGTCCGATTGGATATTAAGGTTAGATGTAGCGTTCTTAATATATGCTTGCCCATCTTGATATAGCTGTAATTCATTACCAGAACCAAACTGCGCGATGTTAGTTGCACCAAACGTTACATTATTACCATTAACATCTAAATCCCCGCCAAGTTGCGGAGTGGTATCTTCAACAACATTAGCCAGTGCACCGAGGTTAGTTCTTGCATCTGACGCATTAGACGCTCCTGTACCACCATCCGCAACGGCTAGATCGGTTATACCCGTTATAGCACCGCCATTTATGGTAGGTGCGGTTAATGTTTTATTGGTTAGTGTCTCAGTACCAGCCAGCGTACTAATTGTTCCCGTTGTTGGTAGCGTTACGTTAGTCGCGCCTGTGGACGTGAGGGTCAACGCGTACGCACCAGCAGTCGTTAAATTTCCCGCTAGGGATATAGTTTTGCCGTTTACAGATAACGTGTTGGTGTTAGTTACAGCCTCAACAACATTAGTGCCGTCACAGAACAAAATAGATGTAGCCCCGTTGGGTACAGAGATACCAGTACCTCCACTTGTAGTAACAGTCACAGACCGTGAGTTACCTACCGAGTTTTTTACTGCGTATAGTTTTGATGTGGATGGGCATGTTACTGTAGCGTTGCCAGAAAGTTGACTGTTTGTATCTGTAAACTCCAGTATGGCTGCACGAGATTCTGCTGTAGCACCATTAGCGGTTGTAAGTGTGTGCGAGTTACCAGACCAAGAATTTATAACTACTCTACCAGCTACGGCTTCATCCACCATAGAGGTTATGCTGTTATTAACTGTGTCACCCCATGTACCGTCTAAAGCGCCCTGCACAGGGAGAGCTAATTTTAATAGTGGTGTATATGTTGTCATACTAGCCTCACTGTTTGTCGTACACGTCTACCCAGTTGGGTGTCTGTGAATCATCTATATCTTGCCATACGAGCAGTCTACCTAGTTCTGAGGTAGCGGTCACGCTTGTTACCTGCACGCGCATGTTGATGGCTACGTCTATGTCGCCAAGTGTAAGTGTAGCACGATTTCCAACCACCTGCAAAACTACATTGGTAGCAACGTCTACGCTACCGATAGCCCCTGTAGCTTGAACTCCGGTGGCCCCCACATTGGCGTCTGCTGCGACTAGCACACTACCTATAGCACTAGCTAACTCAAGGCCCGTGGGTATTACCGTTGCAGCACCTGTTATACTAACTGTGCCCAACGCGGTTGCTGCTGATAGACCAACCAGCAGGATGTTGCCATCAGCGACTATAGTCACATCGCCTACTGCGCCTGTGGCCTCTACTCCGCTAAGAGTAAAGCTAGCATCGCCTGTAACAGTAACAGAACCAATACCACCCGTGGCCTCTAAACCGGAGGGTTCTATTAAGGCTGTACCTTTTACGGTAATAGAGCCTAGTGCAGTGGTGGCTTCCACCCCCGATATACGAGCAATGTTTTGCTCAAATGTAGACGCTAGTGGTGCGCCTGTAAGGGGGAAGAAGCCTAACATTGTTTACCCTGCGATAGCGGCTTTACCCGCCGTAACAGCGGCATTAAGTGGAGCCATGTCCTCATCAGTCCAATGCTCATAGCCAACCATAGCTTCTACATGGTCAACGTTACGTTGAAGCACTGTGGGGTCATTAGTGTAATCATCAGGGGCAGCAATAACTGCATTGATTAAGTTCACACTATCCATACACGCACTGTAGTGCTGTGCAATTTCTTCTGTTGTAGGTGTGTCGGACATTACGCTGCCTCCTCTTCAACTTCAGGGTTTTCTAAGGCATCTACTAAACGTTCTGCAAATGCTTCACGGCCAATTACGAGTTGATCTAAATTAAACTGTGTGCTGCCAATCTTACGTTCCAAATCCGTAACGTGATTCAACAACGTCTTCTGTTTATCGGTCATAGCATCAACGTTATATTCTTTATCGTTGACGGTAATGACGTTTGTTTTTTTCTCTGTCATTTTAGTCTCCTTTTGACTGAGTTGGGGTTATGCGTTTTCTAGGGCAGTGATACGTGCCTCTAGTTCTTTGATTGTAGCGACCAAGAGTGGCACTAGCTTGCTTTGGTCAATGCCTTGGTAGACAGGATTGCCATCATCATCGACTTCGTTGTGTGTGCCTGTGATAGCTTCTGGTACGACTGTTTGAACTTCGTGTGCTAAAAAGCCATCAACGGTTGTGTCTGCGTCAGCAATAAAGTTGAAACGTGATGGGTTGAGTTGCTTCAGACGATCTGTTGCACCAGTTAATTCAACCACGTTTTCTTTCAGGCGGTGGTCTGAGGATGTGTTGTAGGATGTTGAGGAACTACCCGCTGCAATATGACCAACAGCAACGTTATTTTGGCGAAACTCAATTTTGTAAACAGCACCTGATGTGTTGTTATTATTGTAGGTGTGAATTTGATTAGTGCTTGTAAGATTACAAATGTAATTTGCACCACCGTTTGCGTACAGTATTGCACCAGTTGATCCAGTAAGACTGCCATCAAGGTTATT